TAATTAATATAATGTATATTATAATTCTTATATCAAAACAACAAAAGGATTTAAAATGACAAAACAAGAAATTTATGAAGAATTAGGAAAAGTAACAACAAACGAAAGAGATTATATATTAGTGAATAATGAAGTAATACTGCAAAATTTAAACTTAGATGACGATTGGTTTGAAATTGTAGATTATGCAGACGACGAAGAAACATTTAAAGACTATTCTTTTGAAAAAGTTGAGTATGTTGATGGAGACCTTTTTAAAAAAGAAGATGGGGAAGTTGTAGAAGTAGAATTTAAACAACCAACTGGGTGTGTAATAAGATATGAAATCAAATAAACCACCAAAAAAGGCTACAATCAAAGAAGTAGCAGAGTATTTGGGCAAAAGTCCACATACAGTTAAAGATTATGATAAAAAGAAGCTGTTACTTATGCGATTAGGATTGGCTTCTTTGCAGAATATCAGAACAAGTAAATAATACATTGTTCTGTACTAAAAATTAATAACCACAAGAATTTATCTACAAAATCTGTTATCACAACATATTTATTTCAACATCATCAAGGCAGTAAATGCACTACCAGCTAAAAAGCCAAGTAGTATGTAGGGTATGTATTTTAACATAAGTTATTTACCTTCTTTTGTAATGAAATCATAATATATTTCACCATTTTTATAATAGCACCTTACATTTGCAATCATTGGTATTCTCACACCAAAAGCATTTTTTGCACTATATTTTCGTACTACAAAAATACTTTCTTTTTTATATGCATCAGATACTCCAGCTACTTTAAAAGTATCTGGATATTTTACTGTATTATATGCTTCTTGATATGCAATAGTTCTACATTGTTTAGACAAATTTACTATTTTTTTATAAAATTCATATTTTTTATTAAATCTTTTATTATCTGGATCTAATTGAATCAATCTTTTATATAAATCAAAATTTAATTTATATTTATATGTAGGTATTTTTTTAAGTCTGTTTATTATTTCTTTTATTGCTTTATCAATATTAGCTCTATTTATACGATGCAATTGATCTTGTACTATTTGATCTTCTTCTTTAGTGAGGACCATTTTATCAGAATTGTCAATATTATTACCGATTTTTGAAATTATTATTAATACTATAAATGCAATAAGTAACCATATCAATATTTTTTTGATAATCTTCAAATTAGCTATACTCCTCAAGTTCTTTTAGCTTATTTTCTTCCATAAGAATATCAAAAAAAACATTAACTCTATTATTATTTTTTTCATCATATTGTATTTCAGGCAAACTTGGTATTACATAATCAAAAAGATCATCTTCAACTATCTCTTTTGCCCTAAATGAAGCTAAATATCCTAATTTTATTTTATCATATCTATTACTCTTTCCATATATAGCAATAGCATTTTTATCAAATTTATTATTAGGCTCTCTTTCAAAAAATAAGTCCAATGACTTTTCATCTGAATTTTTCAACCATTTATTGCAATTTTCTATATTGTGTTGTAGTCCAGCAACACCTGCTTGTTCATATGTTTTATAGTTATATTTAGGCTTGTCACTGTCTTTATTATTCAATACAGGCTTATTAACATTATAGACAAGAAGAACCAATATATAAACAAAACTCATTCCAATTATAAATTCCATATTTTATCCTTAAAAATCTCTATCTATTTTACCAGTAACTTTAGACATAGATAAGTTTACATTATCATCACAATGAATAGTGATGATATCGTAGTCTTGATTCAATGGTACTAGAGATATTATAGTTTGTTTTTCATTTATTTTATATTTTTTGATACCAGCTTCACCATCAAGTGTGTAGTGTACAATATTTCCATTATCTACTTGTGTACCAGGACAACAAAATACTATATCCCCTTCGTTTATCTTTGGACTCATACTGTTACCTATAGCTTTAACTGCGTACATATCTGTTTTGTACATATCAGCAGGTATAGCAATAGGTTCATAAGTATTTAGATCAAAATCAGTAGGTATTCCACACGAAGCATTACCTATTAATGGAACTATTTTAGTAGTAACTATGGTATCTTTACCTAGTATATAATCAGTCGTAACATTAAATAGTTTTGATAACAAGATAACTTGTTCTGGGCTAGGAGTTCTTTTTTCAGGTTCATTTATCCAACCACTTACAGAAGATCTACTTGTATTTAAATAGTCAGCTATTTCTTGAACTTTGATATTATTTTCATCTCTTAACTTTTTTATCATTTTACCTATCAATTAAAATCCTTTATATAAAATAATACATATTGTATCATATCAAAATGCGAAATATAACACATAATGTACCAAATTAAGCATACTTTAATAACACATAATGTATCATATCCAAATGGAAAAATCTAAATTAAAAGAAATACTAAAAGAATACACTAAATCATCTTCTACTTTAACAAAGTGGATAAATGGTGAACGGAGACCAGGTTACGAAATTTTAATTTCATTGGAGAATAACCATGGCATACCTTTTAAAGCATGGAAAAATATTAAATCATATTTACAGAGTAATAATACAACAACTACAGCAACTAAGTCTAGTGCAAAAACATTAAAGGAAGTATCATGAGAAATGAATATATCGAAAATAAAGCTCCAAAAGACAAAACCTTGTATCAAAAAATCACACGAACAATATCACTTGATAAAAAAAATAGCGGATTAGAATATGAAGACATAGCAAATGAAATAGGTCTAAATGCTGGAACACTAAAAAATAAGCTAAAACCTTCAATGATAACTCATGATCTAAATCTTAGTGAATATATACACTTATTAGAGCTAACTGGTGATTACTCTAGCTTAGATTATATAGCTAGTAAGCTTGATATGGTACTAATCCCTAAAAAACAAGCTAATACAAATATAAATGATCTAAATCTACTTGTAGATGTAGCTAGTATTGAAAACAATGATGTTTTTAGAACTGTAAAATTAGCAATGGCAGATAACAAAATAACAGAATCTGAAAAAGAATCAATCTTAAAAGAGATAGATGAAGCTCAAAAAGCAAATGCTATCTTAAAAGATAGAGTTCTACATACAGCAATAAAGGAAAAAAATGAATAAAATATACAAAATAGGAAACCCTACTACTACTGGCTTTGGTTTAGCTGCAATAAAAAATAAATATTTACCAAATGGTTTTACAAAACTACCTGGTCATGATGATATTTCAAGTAACAACTATGGAAATGTAATAGATATAAATAATAGTGTAATGGTTTGGATACCAAGATTTTATTTTAAGTGGACAAAAAATAATAAATGTAAAATATCATCAAAACCAAAAAAAGGTTATATCCTACATAGAGCTTTTGTAGATGGTGGTAAAAAATCAAAAGGCTTTTTTGTTGATAAATACGAATGTGGAAATATTGCTGGTATATTTAGCAGCCAAAAAGAGCTAGAGCCATGTGGTACATATGGAGAGAATAGTATAGAAAAACTAAAAAATAATCCAGCAAGTAATTTAGGTGGACTATATAAAGCTGTAAAAACTAGAGGTGATCAATATGGATTAACTACTGTTTTTATTTATAATGCACTTGGTATGCTGATGTATGCGAATAATAATAACAAACTGGAACAGATGAAATTTCATAATAATCAAGATTGTGGAGTTCGCTGGATTGATCCAAGTAGATATGAAGTTGCAAGTGGTTTTATAAAACTAAACAGTAGTGATGGAATTTTTAAAGTATTAAAAGAAAATATTGCTATATCTAGCATACAAAATGATAGTGATGCTTATGATGAAAAAAATTATTGTGATTTAGACTTATCTGATGTGGTAAATGGAAATGATGGTTGGACTTTTTTAGATGATAAAATTAGAACTTTTAAAATTGGCAAAAAAATCAAAGATAATATTAGAACTTGTATTGGTATCCCAAATAAAAAGGCAATAAGTAACAGTAGTAATTCAAGATATGCCAAAGCTGGTATATATAGATATCTACGAAATGAAATGGCTTGTCTAGTCGGTGGTTTTTGGGGTAGCTCTTCTGATGCGGGGGCTTTTGCTGTGTTTTTGGACGGTCATCGTACTAACTCGAGTTACACTGTGGGTGGTCGTGCCTGTGTTCTTGTGTGAAACGAACGATAGTGAGTAATTAATGGCAAAAAAATCTAAAAAAGCAACTATTCAAGATTGTAGCAAATGCAAAGAGAGTTTTAAATATGAAGGTAAACTCTTATGCAATCTAAAACTACAAGATGAATCTAGATTACAAGATAATAACTACTCATGCTCAATAGTGAGTAAATGTGAATGTATATGGTTTGTTTCAAATGAGAACTAAATACCAACTAAGAGCTGAAGCTAAGTATATAAAAGATTTGTCTATTGGTAAACTAATCGACTTATTAGAGGAGATAAAACAAAGTGATTTAGAAATATTAGAGGGCTTTGTGATGATAGATGATATTGAAAATGAAATACAAAAAAGAAAGGATAACAAATGGCAAGAGGGATGAAAGATACAGGGTATAAACCAAAAATATTAAACTATCTATTAACAGGTCAAAAACTAACAAGATATGAAGCTATGAACAAAGGCTTTGGTATGGATCTAACTACTAGAATATCAGAACTTAGACAATTAGGTATAAAGATATCTGATAAACAGCTAGAAGGCAAACCATTGCAAAAAGTATATTTTATGACAGCTGAAGCTATTAGTAATTATAAATCGACTAAGGGTAATAACAAATGAGTGTAAAAATAATGACTGAAGTATTTGCCGATAGTGATTTAAAATCTATGGAGAAATTAGTTATGTTGGCTTTAGCTGATAATGCAAATGATGAAGGATATTGTTATCCCTCTATAAATAATATTGTAGAAAAAACATCAATGTCAAATAAAACTATTATTAAACATATTAATAATTTAATTGCTATTGGTAAACTAAAAAGTAAAAAAAGAAATTCAAAAAATACTACCAATGGTGGTAAAAGATTATCAACAATTTATGTTGTATATCCTAAAAAATATTTCAAGTTTTTAGATGAAGATTTAGCGAATAGATTTAATGAAAATGACAGTCAAAGTGTAGAGGTTACACCATATAGTCAAAGTGTAAAGGTTACATCAAAAATGGGTAGTCAAAGTGTAACCGTTACACCTAAACCATCACTATATAACCATCAATTATTTAATAAATTAAATAATAAGCAAAAAGAATCTTATCTTGAATATATAAATTTAAGAACAAAAATGAAACTAAAAACTACTATGAGTATTCATGAAAGATTGTTAAATAAATTTTTTGAATATGGTGCAAATATTGAAATAATACTAACTGCTATTTGCAATAATTGGAAAGATTTTTACCCGCTAAGACAAAATAAAAATCATAATAATAAATTTTTAGATATTCAAGCAGTAGATTATTCTGAAGATGTGAAAGGATTTTAGATGTGTATTGTTCAAAAAATGCCAATAGTTAGAACAAGTGTAAATGATGAGATGGTAAAAGCTAGAAGATTAGAAGAAAAAAAAGAAGAGAATAAAGCTCTACAAGAAAAAAGAAAAAAAGAGATTGAGTATCTAAAATCTAAAGCAAATATACCAAGCAGATATGAGCATAGTAATTTTATTGCTATTGCACCAAATCAAAAAGATTTGATAACAGTTATGAAAAATAACTATGCTGGTAAAAAATTAAAAGATATTTCAGATATGTTGATTAATGGTGAAATAGGTACAGGTAAAACATATCTTGCTATTGGACTAATAAATAGCTTATTAAATTTAAATATCGAGTGTAAATATATAACAGAACATGCTTTACTTGAGCTATATTTTAGAAAAGATTATATTAAATTTGATACGTTTAAAAAAGCTAAAGTATTAGTTATTGATGAGTTGGCAAAAAGAGAATTAATTGATTGGCAGATGATTCAGATTGAAGAATTACTAAGCTATAGATATAACGAACAATTACCTACAATTTTAATTACAAATAAAAATACTAAAGATTTTAAATCATTTTTAGGATCTAGATTAACAGATAGATTAAGAGGAAATAATATTATAGTACATACACTTGTTGGTGATAGTCTAAGAGGAAAACAATTATGATGAACTTATCAAAATTTGAAAAAGATTTAATATCTAAGTTTCCGCAGATTGAAAGTGATGTAGTTGAATATATTATTTCAAACTTACCAACTCTTGCAACATCAAAAAAAGATGACTATGAATTAGCATTTTTAGTTTCAAAAAAATTAGGATTAAGTAGAACATATTTTTCTGATGCCTTAAGAAAATCAGTTTCACTAAACAAAGCTGATGTATTAAAAATTGATGGACATATATATGTAAAGTTAGATAAAGAAATAGTATCATTACTTGAAGATCATATCTGTATGAAGATATCAAGAGATGATATTGAAGATTTTGATAAACATATATTTTTAACAAAAAATACTATTTTAGGATTTTACAAATGAAAAGAATATGTGCAAAACATGGAATCTATGAAAAAATAAATAAATACGAATCATGCCCTAAATGTAAAAAAACAAATGATAAAAAATATGATAAGACTGTAAGAAATAAAGAAAGAGATAAGTTTTATCATTCAAAAGCTTGGAAAGATGTTAGATTTTTACAACTATCTAAAAATCCATTTTGTTGCGAGTGTGGAGATATTGCAGATACAGTAGATCATAAAATTGCTATAAAAAATGGTGGTTCAAAGCTAGATATAAATAATCTGCAATCAATTTGCAGACCTTGCCATAATAAAAAAGAAAATAAAGAAGGTAATAGATGGTAATTTTCAAGGAGGGGGTGGGTTTTTTACTAAATAGTGCAACCCTCTACACCGAACAAAAAGTCATCTTTTTACAAAGTCTATTTTTAGGGGGTACCCTATGAATTGGGACATTAAGACCAAAGAAGAAATAAAAAAAATTTATGAATCCGAAAAAACATCTTTTAAAAAATTAGAACAAAGATTTGGGGTTCACTATAAAAAAATTCAAAGAATCGCTAAAGAAGAAGGCTGGAAAAAATTCACTGGACTTGTTAAAAATGATAATTTAATTAAACCAGAAGTCAAAGCTATTATAAATCAAGTAGGTAAAAGGAAAATAGAAGAACTTGTGAAAGAATTAGGTGATCATTATACTCCAGCAGATGAGCCACTGATTGTAATATATGCACTTAATTATCAAAGATATTTAAAACTAGAGGGAATAGTTGCAATAGAAGGTGAAACAGTAGTAAGTCTTAAGACAGGTGCTTCATATCTCAACCCAAATTTTATAGCACTTCAAAGCGTAACGAGTAATTTAGCAAAAATTGGAGATAAGTTAGGATTATCAATTGCATCAAGAACAAGATTAAATATCTCATTCAAAAAAGAAGAAAAAACAAAGTCCTTATTTGACTTGGTTGAGAATTTGGAAGAACAAGACAATAGCTTTATGGATGATTTAAAATAATGATAAAAGAAAGTCGATTAAAACCATATTATGAAAAAACATTTCAAAGACACAAAAAAGATCTAAAAGATGTTAAAAATGGTAAAAGTAATATTAGATTTAATCAAAAAATAGGACTTGCTTATATAAAAATAATTGAAAACCTAAAGCACTACAAAGGTGAATTAGCTGGCCAAAATATTAAGTTAGAAGATTGGCAAAAAAAAGTTATAGTAATTGCTTTTGGATGGGAGCGTTTAAATCTTGAAAACAAATGGGTAAGAAGATTTAACACTGTATTTATATTTATACCTAGAAAAAATGGTAAAACATTATTAGCTTCAGCACTTGCAATTGCTGATAGTATTATCAGATATGAGTTTGGTGGAGAAGTAGTAATCTTTGCCACTAAAAAAAAACAAGCAAAATTAGCATGGACCGGTGTTGAAAAAATGCTATTAGCTCATCCTGAATTAAAAAAAGAAACTAAAAATTCTTATGGTGTACTTGAAATCAAAAAAACTGAAACAACTTTTGAAACATTGGGGCGTGATAGTGATACTGAAGATGGTTCTAATCCCACAATAGGTATTGCAGATGAATATCATGCACATCCTGATAATAGCTTATATGAAGTTGTAGAATCTGGTCAAGGTGCAAGAAAGCAACCCTTAATGCTTACAATTACTACTGGTGGATTTAATACCTATTCACCAGCTTTTAATATGCATGAGTATGCCATGAAAGTATTAGAAGGTGCTATTGAAGATGATACATTCTTTGGCTTTGTAGCTCAACCTGATAAAAATGATGATCCTTTTGAAGAATCAACATGGATTAAAGCAAATCCAAACTATGGAATATCTGTAAGTAAAGATTATATGCAGCGAAAAGCAAAAGATGCACAAGAGCGACCAGAAACTAAAAATAATTTTCTAGTAAAAAATTTAAACCTATGGACCAATGCCGCAGAAAACTTTATACAGTTTGAAGACTGGCAAAATTGTGTAGGTGAAATAAAAACAGATGGTGAACTTGTACTTGGTATGGATTTATCACTTACAGATGATTTTTCTGCAATATGTAATCTATATAAAAATAATGGCAAATACTATGCTAGTTTCAAATACTACATACCACTTGAAAATGTACATGAAAGAGCAAGAGAATTAAAAGTACCGCTCGAATCATGGGTAGTAAATGGATATATAACAGCAACACCAGGTAGAAGTATTGACTATGAATATATCATCAAAGATATAGATGAAACAATCATGAAGAGTGAAGCACTTTGTTATGATGCATACAAAGCAAAAGTCATAATCAACAAATTAGAAGACGATGGATTTGAAAATTCTATACCAATTACACAGGGTTTTTTATCTTTATCAGCACCTACAAACTATCTTTTAAAACTTGTAAAAGATAAAAATATAGTTCATGACAATAATCCTGTTACAAATTGGATGATTAGTAATCTTAGTATCTTAACTGATGCAGCTGGTAATATAAAACCAAATAAAAGTGATTTAAATAGAAAAATAGATGGTATAGCTGCACTTATAAATGCAATAGCATATTTCGAAACAGTTGGAAATAAAACAGTAGTCTCTCCATACGAAAAAAGAGGTATGAGAAGCCTTTAATTTCAATTCCGACTTTGTTCGGAATGCTTTTTATAATATTTTGGTATGGGTTTACTAAAATATTTAAAAAATAAATTATCATCACCACAAAATAGCCAAACTTCACGAGAAAGTGAAGATATATTTGCACCTATTGATAATATTTCAGTATCAGCAGCACAACAAATATCATGGGTATTTGCATGTGTGAATATTAAAGCAAACTCATTAGCAATAATTCCATTAGAATTATACAAAAAATCAAAAGATAAAAAAGAACTTCATACATCACATAGTATTTATACACTTCTAAAAGATGAACCAAACCCAAATCTTACTGCGTTTGAATACAAAAAGATGATCTCACAAGATTTGGATATGAGAGGTAATCATTATACTCAAATTGTTAGAAATAATCGTGGGCAAGTAACAGCACTATATCCACTTAGAGCAGATTGTATGAGCGTATCATATAAAAAAGCAGATGAAAAAATATATGATTACAATGGTAAAAAAATACATAGTGATAATATATGGCATCTTATGGATATTCCAGATGCAGACGGACTTATTGGATTAAGTAGAATTTCACAAAATAAAACATCATTACAATTTGCAAAAAATGCATCATCTCATGGAAATAAACTTTTTAAAAATGGAATAGCTACAAGTGGAGCATTTTCACATCCAACAGAATTAAGTGAAGAAGCATTTGATAGACTTAAAAGTGAATTAGAGAAAAAATACACTGGATTAGAAAATAGTGGTAAACCATTGCTTTTAGAAGGTGGACTTACATATACACCACTTAGTATCACAAATTCAGACTCACAATGGCTTGAAAGTAGAAAGTTTAATCGTGAAGAAATAGCTACTATCTTTGGTGTACCCTCTTCTATGCTAAATGATACTGCAAATACTGCATATAATAATTTGGAACAAAAATACTTAGAATTTCAAACAAATACAGTACTACCTGTATGTACTCTAATCGAGCAAAAAGCAAAACAAAAATTATTATTAACTAGTGAAAAAAAATCAACATCAATCAAGTTCAAATTCAACACACTTTTAAGAGTAGATGCAAAAAATAGAAGTATATTTTATAGAACTATGTGGAACATAGGAAGTCTAAGTCCAAATGAAATTAGAGCCTTTGAAGGTCTAAATCCATACGAAGGTGGAGATAACTATTTCATGCAAACTGCAAATGCCACAGTTGATAATATCGTACAAGGAGATAACAATGATAATCAAAATAAATGATGAAATCGGTGGTTGGGGAATAACTGCTAAATATATCCAAGAGCAACTAGATAATGCAAATGGAGATATTACTATTGAAATAAACAGTCCAGGTGGGAGTGTATTTGAAGGTATCACAATATTTAACGCAATAAAAGCATACGACAAAGGTCATATCACAGTAATTATGACAGGTATTGTTGCAAGTATTGCTTCATATATTGCTTTAGCAGGAGATACAATCAAAGCATACGACAATGCTACATTTATGATTCACAATGCATGGACTTTTACATATGGTGATTCAAATGAGTTAAGAAAAACAGCAGATGTATTAGAAGGTCTTACATCACTTATTGCTAAAAAATACCAAGAAATATCACAAAAAAGTAATGAAGATATTAGATCACTTATGGATGATGAAACATATATTTTTGGAGATGAAATTTTAGCAAATGGTTTTTGTACGGAAATTATTTCAACTGATATTTCAACTTCAAAAGATGAAGCATTAGCACTTACAAATCAATCATTTAAAGCTTGTTACGCACACGCAAAAGAAAACTACAATAGCGATGAGTTCGTGCAAGCAGTAGCAAAACTCAAAAAAGATGGAATTATTGAAAATAAGCTAGAAATAGAGGTGGTATCTGAAATTGATGATACTAAGCAAAAATACAGAGCTAGACAACTAGATCTATTAAAAAAAGGAATATAAACATGAAATTACATGAAATGTTAGCAAAAAGAGCAGAAGTATTAGCTTCTATGGAAAAATTAAACAATGACAACCCACAAATGAGTGAAGATGTAGAGTCAAAATACAATACTTTAAACGATGAATTTAAAGCACTTACTAGAGATATTGGTCTTGCACAAGCAAAACATGATGTAGATGCAACACCTGGTGATTTACCAGTAGCACAAGATGGTAAATCACCAGTAGCACAAAGCATTGCGGTGGCAAATATGTTGGCTTATGCTAGAACAGGAACAATAACAGATGCACAAAATGCTATGGGAACAAGTGGGGACACAAAAGGTGCATATCTTATCCCTCAAACTTATGCTTCTAGCATTTTAGAAGCTCTTACAGGTAAATCTGTACTTAGAAAACATGCAGATGTTATGGTTACTGATGGAACATTCAATATGCCAATGGAGGGTGATGAAATAGAATTTGGTTGGATTGATGAATTAGGAGAATATCCTGAAGGTACTTCTACATTTAAAAATGAAACTTTGGAGGCGTGGAAAGCTGGAGCTATTATTCCAATTAGTGAAGAATTATTAAACGATGAAAAATTTGATTTAGAAGGTTATTTAAGAAGAAAAATTGCTAAAGGTCTTGCAAAACATGAAGCAAAAGCATTTTTCACTGGTGATGGAATTAAAAAACCTTTAGGTATGAGCCAATCAATAGTGACAGAAAATGTTCTTACAACATCTGCAACAGACACTATTACATTAGCAGATGTTGAAAACTTATTCTTGCAACCTAGTGCCGAAAACAGAGAAGAAGGTGTATTTATTATTTCAGATAAATTCTTTAGAGCAGTATTTAGGATGAAAAATGCTGATGGTGATAGAATTTGGGAAAAAAGTATTTCAAATGATGTTCCAGCAACTATTTTTGGGAAACCATATGAAACTGATAGCTCTTTAACTGCTGCAGCTGGTGAACCATTGGCATACTTTGGAAACATGGATGCATACAAAATTGGCGACAGGGGTCAAATGGCAATCCAAAGATTAAATGAACTTTATGCAGGTAAAGGAAAAATTGGATTTAAAGTGTTTAAACGAACAGATGGAAAACTTGCATTTAAAGATGCTATTGCTGTTTTAAACAATAAAGCGTAAGGATAAATTATGGCAAAAGTAAAAGTATTATCACCTTTTGTAGATGGACATACTTCACACACAGTAGGTGATAAAATCACATTAGATGATGTTAAGGCTTTTGCCTTAGCGAAGGTAGAAGTTATTGAGTTTGTAAATAAATCAGAATTTACAAAAATGATTCAAGCAGAAGAAAGCATGAGACAACTGCAACAAGATGAAGAAAAAAGGCTATCAGTTATTCTTCATAAGCAAGAACTTTTAGCTGAAAGAACAAAATTGCAATTAAGAGTAGATGAAATTACAGATGCTTTAGGTGATGCAAGTGATTATTATAAATCATATAGTGATTTAGGAGAAGAAAAATAAAATGATAATTCAAACAGTACTTCCAACAAATGAAGATTATGAAAAAATACTAAGCTTATCAAATGCTAAAGCATTTTTAAGAGTACTAGATAGTGAAGATGATGCTCTAATCACTTCACTTATAAAAAGTGCCATTGATGAAGCTCAAAGTATCACTAATCTAAATTTTGCAAATGGTACTTTTGAATATTATTTATTAAATATATCTGAAACTTTAGCACTTCCAAGAAATCCAGTAAAAGAGATAATCTCTATAGAACTTTTGCAAAATGATGGAAGTTATTTAGCAATAAGTACTATGGATTATTACACTCTTATAGAACATGGTATTACTAAAATAGTGTTTTTAAATATACCAACTCTAATAAACCATAAAAAAGCTTTAAAAATAACTTTTACAAGTGCTTATGAAAATATACCACAAGACATAGTTTCGTGGCTTAGAGTAAGAGTAGCGACACTTTATGAACATAGAGAGAGTAGCATTATTGGTGCAAGTGTATCAAAGCTAACTCATGTAGATAACATCTTATCAAAATATAAAATTTGGAGTATCTAATGAGAGCTGGTGGTTTAAATAAAAAAGTATCTTTTATAGTTAAAGATTCTACGCAAAATAGTTTTGGTGAAGATGTACTAGAGGAAGTTTTATATAAAGAAACATTTGCACAAATAAGCCATATAGGAAATAGCTCTAAATTATTTTCTAAAACTTATGCTTCTACTGATGTAAAAAAGCTAAGTATTAGATATATAGATGGTATTACAACTTCTATGTTTGTAAAAACAGATGGTGAGTTATATGAAATACTTGAAATAGTAAATCCATATATGAAAAATAAAGCTCTTATTATTTTAATATCAAAGGTTGATTAGATGACAAGTGATATTGTAGGTTTAAATGGAACTTTAGATGCTATGAAAGCTTTGCCTTTAGAGATCCAAGAAAAGATATTAAAAAGTGCCACAAGACAAAGTGCAACAGATATCGCAAAAGCTGCAAAACAATTTGTACCAAAAGATACTGGAATTTTAAAAAAATCAATAGGTATTCAAAAAAGAAGAACAAAAGATAAAAATATTTTAAAATTCACTATTGCTCCAAGAACTAAAATGATACATAAGTATCAAGACAAATTACAAGCAAAAAGAATTGCAGAAGGAACTATAAGAAAATCTAAAGATCAAAGAAAAAGATCTCATAGATTTAATTATGCTGCACAAGTAGAATTTGGAAGTTCTACAAATGCACCAGCTGCTTTTATGACAAAAGCATATGAATTGGAAGGTCCACACAGTATAAATAATATAAAAAATGCTTTAACAAAAAAGATTGATAAAGCAATACAAAAGGTTAAAAAATCATGATAGAAGAAGAATTATACTCTCACTTATCATCTGAAATTGACTACAAAATATATCCAATGGTAGCTCCAGCAGATGCCATTATGCCCTGTCTTGTTTATACATCTTTGCTTAACCAAGATGTACAAGCATTACAGGGCGATATATGTTATTCAAAAGCAAAGTTACAACTAGACTGTTATGCGAAATCATACAGTCAAGTGAAGGCATTAGCAAGTATTGTCAAAGATGCATTGTATAAGTTTAAATATTATCCACATAGTATAACTATTATAGATGATTATGAACATGATACAAAACTTTATAGACAAAAAATAGATTTTAAAATAAACACTTAAAAAGGAAAATAAAATGGCAACAACACAAGCACCAGATAGCAATGGAATCAAAGTAGGTATGAGACAAGCACCAGGGGGTGTAGCAGATGGAGATATTATACCAGTAGGTCTATTGGAAGATTTACCAACTATAGTAGATAAATCAAGAACAGTTAAAAGATACACACCGATAAATAATACAGATTATGAAGAGGTAGTAGCTGCAGGAGTATCAAGTGATGCTTCATCAAGTATGGATGTTTTATATGATCCTGAAGGTAGTGAAGGTGTTAATGAGATTGATTTAGCATATGAAGAAAATTCATTAATTGAGCTAACAATTGAAGCTCCAAATAAAAAAACAGCAGATGGAAATGGTACTACATATACTCAACTTGCAAAAGTATCATCATTTAAAATAGTACCAGAAAAAGATGGTAAATTTAAAGCTTCTTTTTCTATTGAGAAAATAGGTAAAGCAATAGTTACAGCAGCAGCATAATAACTTAAAAAAAGGGGGATACAAATCCCCCTTTTATTTTTAAAAGGAAAAATAATGAATAAAAATATATTAGATTTGTGTACAGTGAAAACAGGCACATTTAAAAGTTCTATAGTAGGTGAAGAAATTACACTAAAACAACCAACTATTGCAGTTAGTGAAAAATACAACCTTGTCTTAAGTGATGAAAACAAAACACAATTTGAAGCAATTTGTTATTTAGTAGAAGCTTGTATGGTTACACCTAAGTTTTTTACAAAAAAACAATTAGAAGATTTAACAATCCAAGGTAGAGATTTTATCTATGAGGTATTTTCAGAAATTCCACTTATAGGGAAAACTGAAAAACAAAGAGAATTATATTTCAAAAAATTAAAAGAAATAGCCCAAAAAAGCACAGAAGAAGATTCTACAAGTGATGAAGAAAAAAAGATCAAGAGCTAAGATTTCTTCATAAATTAGCTTTAAATTTAAATTATAGGACAGTTGAAGAACTAAAGCATACTATGAGTATTGATGAATTAAGCTCATGGTATGAATATTATTCAAAAGAACCTTTTTTAGCAGATAGACTAGAGGTCCAATTTGCAAGGCTAAATCAAAGTATCTTAGCAGTGAATGGAAATGAATGTGAACTTGATGATTTTATGATTTGCAACTTAAATACATCAACGAAAAATAATAAAACAAAAAAATTAGAAGATAAATTAGTATCTATCTTTGGAGAATAAAATGCCTAAATCTATTGGAACTATATTAATAAACCTTGAAGCCAACACAAATAAACTTGTAACAGACTTTAATAAAGCAGAAAAAACAGTAAGTAAAACTGTAGGAAATATGAAAACTGCAATAGTATCACTTACTGGTGCATATTTATCTATGCAAGGAGTAAATGCTTTTTCAAGCATGATAAAGGGCTCAATAGATGCAGCTGATAAAACTGCAAAACTAGCTCAAAAATTATCACTAAGTACAAATGAATTATCAAGATTAGAATATGCTTCTGGTTTTGCAGATGTAAGCATGGGGCAGCTAAATGCATCAATGGGTGCAATGATAAGAAGAGCGAACAATTTTAAAAGAGATGGTACAGGTGCAGCTTCTAAAGCGATGAAAGAGTTAGGCATCTCTTCAGAATTTGCACAAAAAAACTTTACTGATACAAATACAACTTTTATGGTACTTCTTGATAGATTATCAAAAATACCAGATGGTTTTAAAAAAACAGCAATAGCACAAGATTTATTCTCCAAAAGTGCAGCAGATGTTGTAAGACTTGCCAATATGGGTACAAAAGAGATTAAAAGATTAGGTGATGAAGGTGAAAGAATTGGTGCAGTATTTTCTAATGACTTTGCTAAAAATGCTGAAAAATTAAACGACAATCTATATGAGTTAGGTAAAATAACTGAAGGTATTTCTATTAAAATGGCTACAAAACTTGTACCAGGTCTTATATCAGTTACTAATAACTTGAAAAACAATAAAGAAGCTATTGAAACATTAGGAGATATGAGTGAATCAGTAATACTTAGTATCATGTATGGATTTGAAGGTGTAGCAAATGTAATTATTGGTGGTATGTATGTATATGATACTCTTGAAACTACTATTGAAGGTATAGGTAGCACTGCTTCATACACTTTTTTATACATGAAAAAAGAATATGCTGAACTAATAGCATTCATGCAAACAAATACAAATAAACTACCAAACTTCTTAAAAGAAAAATTGGGAGTAGATGATAATAGTGTAAAAAATGCACTAATTGATGTAGTAAAAATCGAACAAGCAATGACTAAAATTGAGTTAAAAGCTCAAAACAGACTAATTAAGCACTATGATTATGCAAAAAAGTTAAATGATTATAGAAAATTAATATCTACTACTATAGATTCTTACGAAAACCCAAAACCATTAGAAACCAAACAAAAAAACAATGATGTAAATATAAATAATAGTAGCTCAAACAAAAAGATAAAATCAACTCACAAAAAAGTAAAAGAAGATTTATCTATGAGTGCAAATGAGTGGATAAAATACTATGAAATTATAGGAAACTATGAAAATGCATGGTTGATTAAAAATGGAATTATGAGTGCAAAGTTCAAAGACCTTACATCTGAACAATTTTCACAAATGTCAAAAATAGCAAAAAAAGAATACTTTGATAAAATAAACAAAGAAATAGATACACAACAAAATAAACTATCTCAAAATACACAAAATATATTAGATGGAAATTATGATTTATCCGAATTAGAAAAATTAAATAATCAATTCAATGAAATAATGGATGATATTAGTTTTAATCTTGATGATAGTGAGTTTGACAAAGCTTATGATAAATTAAACACTTGGTATAAAGAGCAAAAAGAAAAAATAGAATCAAACCCTATAGAATTTAATGTAAAATTAAATCTTGATAGTACAGTTTTAAGTGAAACAGGACTAGCATTACAAGATGTAAGTAATACTATTAGTACTATTGGTGATGAACAAAAGCAATGGAATAGCTATTTTGATAAATATAGCAAAAAATCAAAGCATACTCAAAAAGAAAAAGAAGAGTTTAATAAAAATGAAAAACAACACAACCAGAATCAACTAGCAGGATATGCAAATCTTGCAGGTACTATGTCTAAGATGTATGCTGAAGGTTCAGCTCAAAACAGAATACTACAAGATACACAAACAGCTTTAAGTGTAGCAGCAGGTATAACTGCAATTGCAAATGCTATGGCAAATGGAGATGGATATACTGCAATAGCAAGAGGTGCTGCAGTTGCAGCTGCATTATCTAGTTATGGATGGGTTGGCGGTGGAGGCGGTAGTGTCGTATCATCTACAAACTATATGGAAAAAGCCGCAGATACAAAAAACTACAATAGTGAGCTAAACAATTCTATAAAAGAGCTAAATGAAACTTTTAAATTAGATATAAAAACAAGACAAACTCAATTATTACAGTACAATGGAAATAACATATCTTTAGATATAGATAAATCAAGCTTACAAGATATAAACGATAGCTTTGCATCTTTATTTAGCAATAGAGATGATGCAAATGATATATACAGTATGGTTGTAGGTCAAGAGAAACACTCTAAAAGAAGATTGTTTAGAAGTGATAAGACTTGGTATACAGATATTGTCAAAGATATTAGTGGAGCAGAAGCACATGCATTAGAGTTTTTATCTCAATTTGGAGTAGACAAAAACGGACTTCTTACATCTGAAGGAATATCAGCACTAAATGAAGCAACTTCTAGCTTTAGTAAACTTGCAGAAACATTAGCAAACAATGGACTTGATAAGCTCCAAATAGCTACAAAAGATTATGCAAATATCGACATAGAATCTCTTAGATTTGATTTGTTAAAAAATTATGCAAATGATTTTGAGAAACTTGGATTAAATCTATATGATATGACTTATGAAACGCTTGATGATTATTTCAATAATGATATTTTAAATCAACTTATAAGTGTAGATGAGAATATAATCCTAGATGATCTAACAGCAAGTGTTACATCTCTAAATGATGAATACAAAAATCAAGCAGAATTGTTAGCAACTATAAATGAACTAAAGCTTCAAGAAAACAATACAGAACTGCAACGACTTGAAACTCTAAAAGATTTAGAAGATAAGATTGAAGATGTAAGTGATGCTACAAACAAAGATTTGATAAAAGCATTTGATAATGTTCTAAAAACTGTAAAAACCATGATAGGTAGTACAATAGATGCACAAACAAAACTAGGAGCAGTAGGACTTAGTGGAAATGATGCACTTGATTTTTATATATCTCAATACCACGATTTACAAGATGAATTTAATAGCTATGTAGATGAAGATGGTATTTTAAATCCTGCACATCTAACACAAGCCAAAGATGTATATAGCAACCTATTAAATGTAGTTGATCAAATAGCTTCAAATGATACACTAGTTGGCGATGATATTTTTGCTATGACTTCAAGTCTAAATGATGCACTAAATAATAATTACGATGTTTTAGAAAATACAAAAGATGTGTTAAATGTAAATATAGTAGCAACTGATAGTGATTATTTCAAATCATCATTAGATTTAACAGACAAACAAATAGCACAATTTGATGATTTTTATAAAGATGGAATCTTAACTACTGATGAACTAAATCAGATGAGTTTTACTGAATCTCAAAAACAAAAGCTAGATATAGTATCAACTGAAAGCACTCTTGGTGAGAATGTTGAAGCTATAAACTCTATGAATGGTTATCTTACGAGTTTAACAGATGAAATCAAAGCACAAAATGAATCAAATACTAAAAACCTAGATAGTTCAAGTTTTGACTTTGCACATGATCTAGGAAATACTGAACTTAGAGATTTAGCAATATTAGGTAATTTTAAAACAACAACAGATACAAATAATTTTAGAGATTTAATATCTGCATTTGATGTTAAAAATGATGCCGAAGACAAAGATTATTTAAAAGAATTATTTAATATAGGAGATAGTTATTTTGATGAAGCTGGTAATTTTAATGATTTTACATCAAATGAAAATTATAAACTAATTAAAAAATTAAATAATGAAGGAATATTAAGAGATGATATAAAAATAGCATATGATAGTATTTTAAATGATGTTAATAGTGAAAAAAATAAGATAATTAGTGCCAATACTCAAAAATCAGAATTTGTTGCAAAAAAGATAAATAATTATGATTCTGAATTAAAAGCCCTTGAGAAAAAAATGGTAAATAAAATTGAAAATGCAAGTGATAAAAGTAGAAAAAAATATCATGATGCAATAAAAAAAGACAAAAACACAAACACTAATAATAAACTTTCATATTTGGATAAAAGCTATATAAATGCTCAAATAGTAGAAGATGAGATATCACAATATTACACAACAAAGATGGTCAAAACAAAAAAGCACGGAATCACAACGGGGATAGAATATAAAAAAGTAAAAAATGGCATGCAAGTAGATAAATTGCATTTGGAACGAGGTGCAGATTATAATAATATGAAAGTAGAACTAGAAGTGCTTAAGAACAAAATAGAAAATGCAAATAGTATAAAACACCTAGATTCATTTTCCAGCAAAAACATACTATTTACTACTCCAAGCAAAACAAATGGTGAAGCAGTTATTAATATAAAAGATAATAATACATTTGGAAAATTATTTAGCAAAGTAAAAGATAAAACAAATGAACTATTATCACATCAAAATAAAATATTATTAGAACTCTTAAAAAGTGATAAAAAAAGAACATCAACATTAAGAAATGCTAATTTAATTACAAAGGAAAGTGCATGAGATTTATTGAGTTAAACAAAGGAATAGACATAATATCATCTTCAATTCAAGAAGATGAATATCCAATATATGAAGAAGATACAACATACAATGAAGCTCAAAGGGTTATTTTTGATCATCTAATATGGGAAAGTAGAATTAATGAAAATGATACTTCACCAGCTATTGGTGTAAACTGGAAGAAAATACAATCTACAAACAAGTATTCACTAATTGATTTTTATATGAATACTCAATCTCAAGCCCCAGATTCAATAATATACGAGTTTGAACTTGATAATTTTGATGCCATTGGTCTTATGAATATCGAAGCAAGTGAAGTCTATATAAAAGTTGAAGATTTAAATGCAAATACAATAGTAAAAGAACTTTCAACTACTACTATAAAAGACTATTCATCAAACTGGTATGAATATTTTTATAATGAATCTGAATTTCAAGAAAACTTTATAATCAGATTTGCATATATAGTAAAAGGAAAAGTAACCATAGAGATTAAAAGTCCTGATTCTATTAGCAAGATAGGATATTTTGGTGCAGGTAAATATAGAGATATGGGTATTACGCTAGATGATGTAACAGTTGAACTAATAGACTATTCTGAAATAATAGTAAGCGATGAAGGATTTACAACATTTAAAGAAGGACCAAGTGCAAAACTACTCTCATTGGATTTAGTTATTCCTACAAAAGTAGTCGATAAAACAATAAAATATCTTGAAAAAATAAAAGCAAAACCATCAATATTTTTAGGTGATGATAAAGACAATAACAATATTGAAAGCTTATGTTTATATGGTTATTCACAAAACATTACTATGATTGTAAAGGGTGATGAATATTCAAATTACAGTATGGAAGTACTAAGTTTAACTTAGTTAAAAGGAAAGAATATGGAAATAGATAAATTAGATATTAATATATCACAAACACCACTACCACCAAATAAAAATGATCCAGCAAATTTTGCTACAAGAGCAGATATATTTCTTATTTGGATAACTAGCTTTGCAGATACATTAACAAGTTTTATTGAAAAAATAAATATTTTTGTAGATCAAACAAATAATACGAACGAGGAAATAACAAAAAAAGTTGAAGATATACAAGTATCTGTTGAAATATCATCTTCAAATATTGATACAGTAACTACACTTACAAACACTACACTTCAAGCAAAAGATGAAGCAATACAAGCAAAAGATGAAACAATACAAGCAATAGCAGAAGCTGATATTTATAATGGCAGTTCCTTAGACAGGCAAGTAAAAGCAGAACTCTTCGGAATATCATTATTTTAAAAAAAAATTAAAAAGGAAAGAATATGGGAATAGAAAGTACAAGAAATAAAATTATTGAAAGAATTGAAGAAGTAGCTTCAAGTTCTACAAATTTAGAACAACTAGCTTATGCTGGAGCAAGTTTAGCAAAGCTAGTTGAAATGGGTAATGGAAATATTATAGATGCAAATACATATACTATTGGTACTCAAGGTCAAATAGGATTTGGTGTAGGTGCTATTGAAGATGCTTATTTGCCTGAAGGTTGGCAAAAACTTGATGGTCATAATGATAGTGCAAGTGAAAATTATGGAAATGTATTAGATATAAATGGTAGTGCTATGGTTTGGATACCTAGATTTTACTTCAAATGGGATGGAAATAATTTGTCAATCTCAAAAGACCCAAAAACAGGTTACGCATTACATAGATCTTTCGTAGATGGAGGAATAACAAAAAGAGGTTTCTTTATAGACAAATATGGTTGTGGAAATGTAAATGGTAAATTTATATCAAGAAGAGGAATAGATCCATGTAGTACTTATAGTGGTCATAATCCAATAAGTAGTCTAATAAATTCACCTTCAAACAATTATGGTGGACTATATAAAGCTGTAAAAACTAGAGGTAGTCAATATGCTTTAACTACTATATTTATGTACAACGCCCTAGCATTATTAGCATATGCACAAGGGCAAAGTGCATCTAGCATTGGAAGCTGTGCGTTTATTGATGTAGCTCCAGCGATGCCAAAAGGTTGCTTAAATAATTCACTAAAAGATTACAATGATAATTCAGTTGTATTTACTCAAAGTGGGTACAGCAACTGTGCATTAACAGGAAGTGGAGTGCCATTCAACAAAACAACTCACAATGGCCAAAATAGCGGAGTAGCAGACTTAACAGGGAACATGTGGGAAGTTGCAAGTGGGTTTACTTATTTTGCAAGAACTGGTGCAACTGGTAGTGCTGATGATACAGCTGTAACTATGTCAAATCATGGATTAGCTGTAAATGATGTTATTTATTTTGGTACAGGCTCTTCATACAATACTGGTGCTTATACAATTACAGCTGTAGATGGAGATAATCTGACTGTTGATCCTGCACTTGAAAGAGATATTGCAGATACAAATACTGTATTTTCACCTAGATATTTTAAAATGTTTAAAGAATCTACATCAATTGCTTCAATCTCTGATGATAGTACTGGTGATGCAGGTGCATATAATGCAAATATTTATGAAGAACTTAATCTTACTGGCATTGTAAATAGAAATGCAGGTTGGACTTATTTAGGAAATAATACAAATGCAGTCTTTAAAATGAGTACAGATTCAAATAGTACAGATTATAAAAGATCAGCATGTGGTATAGCTAGTGATGATGGAATTAGCAGTAGTGGAACAACACAGTTTGGAAATGATGGTTTATATAGATATTTACGAAATGAAATGGCTTGTCGGGTCGGTGGTCATTGGGGTTACTCTTCTAGTGCGGGGGCTTTTGCTCTGTATTTGAGCGCTAGTCGTGCTTACTCGTATTACAGTGTGGGTGGTCGTGCCTGTGTTCTTGTGTAGTAACGAACGATAGTGAGTGATAAAATGGGTATTCATAGTGAAGCAATATTAAATCGTAAATATATGGAAATGATTAAGTTATTAAATATATATCTTAATCATTTTCCACGATTTGAAAAATATGCACTAGCCAATAATATAAGAAATACAGCTTATGAAGTGTATGACTTGATTACTGAAGCCCAAAAAAGATATATCAAAAAAACAACACTTACCAATCTTGATATTACACATCAAAAACTTCGTATGCAAATATATCTAGCAAATGAGCTTGGATATTTTGCATTTAAAGATGGAAAAATAAATAATAATATAAGTCCACACAAAAGATTTTTAGCAATATCATCACTAATAGATGAAATAGGTAAAATTATTGGTGCTTGGATAAATAAGCTTAAAAATATAAGTAAATTTTAAATGAAACACATAGGGCAACATAACAATATGAAAAATGACAGCATGGCTTGTCTAGTCGGTGGTAATTGGAGTAACTCTTCTAATGCAGGGGCTTTTGCTATGAATTTGAACAATAATCGTACTAACTCGAATAACAATGTGGGTGGTCGTGACTCTATTTCTAAACTTGAAACAACAAAAGTTGATACTAGAAATACAGGGGTATGTTGTCCTGCTAATAGCGAAATCAAAAAAAGAAGTCTTTTGAGTAAATCAACTGAAAATCAGACTTCATCACAATCCAAAAGAATAGGTTTTTTATTTGATAAAACATTTACTATTGATAACTTATATCAAGCTTTTTTAACAGCAAGAGCTGGTAAGAGAAATAAAAGAGCTACATTAAAATTTGAAATAAATTTAGGAGCTGAACTTAAAAGTTTGTATGATGAATTGCATAATGGAACTTATAAGCCAAGAGCCTATAGTCAGTTTAAAGTATATGAACCAAAAGAGCGAATTATAAATGCACCAGCATTTAGAGATTTAGTAGTGCAACATTGTATCTATAAAACTATTTATAATATATTTGACAATAGTTTTATAGATACATCTTATGCTTGTAGAGTTGGTGGTGGAACGCATAAAGCTAGTATTTATACACAAAAAGAAATGCGTAAGTATGATGGAGATTTATATTATGCAAAACTAGATATTAAAAAGTTTTTTTATAGTATAGATAGAGAAATTTTAAAAACACTATTTGAAAAAAAGATTAAAGACAAAAGATTCGTAAATCTTATGTGTGAATTTGCAAAGATGAATGGTGAAAAGGGTATTCCTATTGGAAATTTACTATCTCAAATATATTCACTTATATATTTAAATCAATTAGACCACTTTGTAAAAAGAGAATTAAAAATCAAAAGCTATGTTAGATATGTAGATGATTTTGTTGCTATTGGATTAACATTAGATGAAGCAAAAGAATTTAAAAACAAATGTGAAAAATTTGTGCAAGATAAATTGAATTTAGAGTTGTCACATTGGCATATCCAAAAAATTAAAAAGGGAATCAATTTTGTAGGATATAGAACTTGGAAAAATAAAAAGTTCATAAGAAAACACAGTATGTACAAATTTAAAAAAGCAATTAAAAAATTTAAACTTGAATCAATAATATCTCTAATAGGCCATGCAAAAGGTACAAATAGCATTTCTTATTTTAGAGGTCTGTTGATTGAATTTCAAATTTTAAATTTATTACCAAAGAGGAGTCAAAAATGGTTAAATATGTAAAGTACAATAAGGTTGAAACTGAAAATACAGTTTTGGAGTTTAAAGGTGGAAGTGAAGATTTAGTAGTTACTAATTTTACGGGTGAAGAAATAAGAGATTTTAGTGTAGTTTCAATTTCAAGTGAAAATGAAGATTTGATTGATGAACTTATAAGTAATCAACCATCTGAAATTTCTTGTGAGGTTATTGAAAAAGATGATTTTAAATCAGTAGTAAAATATAGTGATCAAATTAATCGAATAAGACAACAAGTAAAAAATAAAATTGCAAAGAGATATGATGTTGCAGATGAATTAGCAATAGGCAAACTAGAAGATGATAATGATAAAAAGACAGCATATCAAGATTATGTAGATGAATGTATTGCATTTGGTAAAAAATTAAAAGCAGATATTGGTTATTAAAAAATGAAAGCAATATTTAACATAACAATCAGTTTTACACTCACCATTGTTGCTTTTTTTATTCTTCAAAAAATATCAATTACTACAGGTGTGTCATGGCAAGTAAATCTAGTATTGTCTTCTTTTTTTACAATATTAATATCTGTTATTCGTGAGATTATTATTTTTATGACAAAAAATAAAAGTGAAGAATTAGATGTTATTTATTTGAATATATTTGGCATTTCATTTGCAATGCTTGTTATATATTTATGTGTATAAAAGGAAACAATATGCCATATAGTAGTTTGAATGAAATTCCTGAAAAAACATCATTATTTGTTTTTTTACTTGGTCTTTTTGGTAGTGTTGTAAATTACACAAAAAGAAAAAATAAAACATTAGGGCAGAGATTATTCCTATTTATATCAGACTTAATTAGCTCAGTAATGTTAAGTGTAATAACTTTTACAAGTGTTGTTGGTCTTGGAGGTAGTGAAATATTAGCTGTTGGCTTAGCTGGGTTTGTTGCCCATCAAGGAACAAGAGCTATATATCTTATTGAAATAATAATTGCAAAAAAATTTGGTGTTGATTTTGTAGAAGAAAAAAAGGATACAAAATAATGAGTAATTGGAAGAGTTTATTGGCATTTATTTTATTTATCTTTTTATATGGATTTACTGTGCTGCAAGATAGAAAAGCAGATGTTATAAGTATTACTGGCTTTATTGCTTTATATTCTATGGCATTTATGATGTTAAGGAGTGAAGCTCTATTAAAAGTAGTTGATAGTTTAACTCAAATAATTAAATCAAAATTTGGAAGATAATATGTTATTTATCAAAAAATATTTATACGCAATATATAGTGCAATAGCAATAGCAGTACTAGTTTATATAAAGTACTTAAAATATTCAAATGAAGCGAAAAAAGAAAAAATACAAAAACTTAAAAAAGATGTATATATAGTAAAAGAGATTGCAAAACACAAAGAAAAAAAAGCAGTCTTTGAAAAAAATGATCTTACTATAAATAATGAAGTTTTACAAAAATTAAATAAGGACCTACCAAATGAACCTAAAAAATATAAAAATATTTCTATTTCTAACTTTAGTTTTAGTATTTAGTGCTTGTAGTTCTAAAGAGTATATAAAAATACCTTGTGAATATCCAAAACTTGCACTTATAAATTCACTTGATAAAGTGAAAATAATAGGTTACAACGATTGTATGGTAAAAGAAAGTAATAAGCTAATACATATTGGTAGATGCTTGGATCAAAAGAACTTTTCAAAACTTAATACAAAAATCAAAAATCAAAAGCTAATTATAAAAGCTTATGAAAACAAAATAAAAGCATATAATGCAACTTATGCAATAGGAGATATAAATGAACACAATTAAAAAAGGAATAGTGATACATTGTAGTGATAGCACTTTTGGTAGAGCTATACTTATAGATGACTGGCATAGGAATAGACCAAAACCATTCAATAATATTGGTTATAACTTTGTTATTTTAAATGGTCAAATTGAAAATGATAAATACTTTGATGTCTTAGATGGTAGTATTGAAGGTGGAAGAGATTTAGACATATCAGCAGCTCACGCAAGAGGATATAACGATCATATAGGCATATGCCTAATTGGAATTGATAGTTTTACAGACAAACAATTTTCATCTTTAGCAAAATTATTAAGAGTGTTAAAAGATAAATATGACAATATCACAAATGATAATATTTTTGGTCATTGTGATGTAAGTAATAAATCTTGCCCAAATTTTGATGTGAAACATTTTTTAAGAAATTATAGTATATAAAAGTGTGTCAAATTAGTGTGGCAGTAACTTTAAAAAACATAGTATATTAGCCACAAATATGTGTTAAAGCCCTATTTCTAGTATAGACTAGATTCAGCTTACGCTGTGCCTATATTTTATATTGTTATTTTAAAACAAGCACCTTTATAAGTTTGGTTTTCAAATTCAAACTCTTTATTACTTACTTCAATATTACCTTTCATATTATCTACTATTAGGTTATAACACATATGTAATCCAAGACCAGTACCTTGTGCTTGGTGTTTAGTAGTAAAATATGGTTCAAATACTTTATTTATAATATCATCAGGTATCCCACCTGCACTATCTTGAATAGTTATTTCTACTTTATTTTCTATTTTTATTGCACTTATTATAAATATTTTATTTTCTATATTATTATCATCAAAAGCATCTTTTGTATTATTAAATATATTTATCAATGCTTGTATCATACTATTTGCAGAACATTCTATTTCTATATTAGATTCTATATTATTTTTATAAATAATATTATCACTTTCAATTGTATATTGAATTAGATTTTCAAATTTATTAATAATTTCAGATAATTTATTTTTAAGTATTTCTTCTTCTGTAGAAGAATAATTTCTAAAATCATCAATAGTTTTAGATAACATTTGAGCATTATTATTTATATTGTTACAAGCTTTTGTTAAAAATTCACTATTTATAATGCCCATATCATTTTGCATAAGTATTCCTGTAGCAGAAGTAGATATTACAGATAATGGCTGTCTCCACTGATGAGAAATATTTGTAATCATCTCACCCATAGATGCTAATTTTTCAGTTTGCATTAAAATTTTATGTTGAAATTGAACCTTTTTAGTATTTGTAATATTATGACCTATTGATATGTACCCTACTTTTTGACCAGATGAATCATATTCAGGATAAATAATAGTACTAATCCAATAAATATTACCATTTTTAGATATATTTTGAATTTCACCTTTAAAAGTCTCATTATTTGTAATTGTTTTCCATAATTGATCATAAATCTTACTATCCATATTTTTACTTTTAATGATATTGTGTTTTTTACCTATTAGTTCTTCTTTTGAGAATTGTGAAATTTTACAAAAAGCATCTGATACTTCTATAATATTTCCATCTAAATCTGTTTTTGAATAAATAATATGATCACTATATATTTGTAAATTATCTTTTAGCTTTTTACTTAAATCTTTTAATACTTTATTTTTATGAGTTTTTAGTTTTAAATCATTTTTTATATCTTGTTTTGATTTTAATCCCTTATAAAATATAATAAGAACTATAATCATAATAACAAATAATAAAGAGATAATAATAAACATATTTTTATTTTTTTGAATAATATAATCATCTTTTGTTGTTATACTTAAAAATCCAATATTTTTATTTGTTACTGGATTATT